TCCAACACGCCCTTTACGGCGTTGATGAGTTGGTTCTTATACTCCGAAAACTTGTTAGAGTCATTCAGAATATCAGGAGGTGTGAACTTCTTGACTGCATCAGAGTCAATAACGGCCATCAAACGAGGCAGAACTGCGCGTTTGGTAGCACGGCGAGTATCATTGTTGAAGTCAATATCCTGCAGCATAGGCTGGATAGCTGCTTCATAGATAGAGCCAGGATACGGATCAAGCAGGTCTTGATCAAGGCTAACGTACACGAAAGTAGGAATATCTAGGTTGATTTCCACACCACCGACTAACTGAACAGGACGTACGCTCTTGCCCTCATCGTACCACTTGAGAGTAGTAACAGCGATAGGGCTCAGTTGAGAAGGAATACGGGCTTTGTCAAGAGAGACTTCACCCGCCATCGCACCATAGACCTGAAGCTCCTTAGCCAAGGACTCACTCAGGCTCTGTACCGACTTCTGGAACGCAAAGCTGCCATCCGGGTTGCCCATCATCACCATACGGCGCAGAAGCTCTTGGGCAAGCTGCGTAGCCTGCACATTAACCTGACCATCCATATCCCGGCCAACCACAGTGTATTTTTCAGGGATACCAACACGCAGATTCGCAAATACAGCCCCTGACATGTCAGGAGAGCTATAGGAAAGGGTACGCAGAGCAGAAGCCGTATTGGCTGCATCACGAGCAGCCAAGCGGTCTGTAGTCTGAGGTGCTCTATCAGTCTGCTGCAAACGAGCAGTAGTACCACCAATGACGCGGCGATGCCCAGGTTCAGACTGTTGTGTTTTTACAGCCTTGATAGGGGGATCAGGAGGCAGTACAGCTCCCAAGAAGCCGCGAGCAATATCTAATAGTTCCATGTTGGAGTTCTCCAAGCGCAATTGCGCTTGAGTTTACAGCCTTGGAGCCGTACTCAAGCGCAACCACAGACTTTATACACCTATTTTGTCCGATTTGCCAAGGGATCAAGCACAGTTTGCTTAGCTGATACCACCAATGGATTAGCACTAACATCATGTGTAGTGGAGATTGTACCCCTTAATAGACAGGCAATGTATAGGTAAAGCAAAGTATGGTGAAAGTGGTCAACTCCATCAGTCTTAACCCATACATAGCTGAGTGTCTGGAACTTATCAAACTTCTGTACTCGTTTCATAGATAGAAGATGTGCAATCACTTCCTCATCCATGAAGCTCATACGCATCTGCCCCGACTTAATGATCTGCATCAACTGGTCAAAAGCTACCTCTCGGTTAACGTGAGCAGCACGTACATTCAGCTTACCTTCTTCAGGCTCTTCCTCTTGCTCCTTAATCGTATGCGTTTCTGTGGATTTCTTAGCCACATATACAGCACCATAGGCATTAGCGTCAAAAGAAGTGATCCGAGCAATAATGTCCGTGTATGGGAACATATCATGCACAGATAGCACCACTCGATATTGAGCACATAGAGCACGGCGACGTTCCTCAAACTGCGTGTAAACCACCTTCTCCCGATGCACGACCAGTAACATGCCATCAACCATACGGCCAATCATGATATGGCACACCAAGCCCATATCTGCACCCAGATAATGCACTTCCGACGAATCAAGTGTAGCCTGCAGGTTGCACTTGTCTAGGTCCGTCCTAGTCAAAGTCTCTTCTGCATCCTCCGCACACTCTCCAAGGGCCTGATTCTTAAACTCAGACCACTTCTTAAACCTCGTACTGACTTCCACAAGATATGGAGCGGTCAAGAATGAGGGCGCACAGAATGGACTGATGAAGTAGCTCACCGCCTCATAATTATCAGTAGGGTTAGCGCACACCCATTCCCGATACTCCAAGCGACTATCAGGCTGCTTATAGCAATTGGGGCATAGCAACTTAGCCTCACGCCACCGCATGTCTTTAAGCAAGAAGGCTGTAATCTCCTTCTTTTCTCTATCCCAACCTGGGATATGCACATCAGCCTCATATGTAGGCAAGAAGCGATGGTTACAGTGATTACACCGCCACATCTGCCTATAACGCTTGGAGTGCTCAGCAGCAGCATCTATACCATATTTAGATACGGTAGGTGTGCTAAACAATCTACGCATTTTTGTAGGTTTAGCTTGCAAGCGCGACACGTAAGCCGCCACATTATCCATATCTGAGCGATCATACTCATCGTGGATAACCAAGTCCGCAGGCACCGACAAGGCACCAGTCTCCGACTTAGTACCCCGAGTATAGATGAAGCTATTCTCCCCAAACTGCCTAAGCTCCACACTATTAACTTTACTACTGATAGAAGCTAGCAATCGCTTAGAGCCGTTGATAACAGGCTCCAAACGACTCTTACTAAACAACTCAGCATCTGTAGAGTTCGGGAAGGTAGTGATAATCGTAAAGTTATCCTGCGTACATGCAGCAGCCAAGCTCCAACGTGCAAATATCTCAGATAGACCCACCTGAGCACACTTCACCACATACAGCTCTTTAGCTGGGTGGTCGATAACGTCTTTCTGATATTCCCGACCCAAGAAGCTATACGGCCTCATCTCCAACGTAGTATGCTTCTCAATCCAATTACTTAGATTAAATAAGCTAGTCTGGTTAGAGATGGCATCTTGCACCCGTTGAAAGTGCTCGTCAAACATCCCCATTTTGCAACCCCTCAGAATACTTCTTCATGAACTCATTCTGAAGCTCAGGAAACTTCTTAAGACTATCAATCAATATGACCTCTAGCCTCTTAATCTTGTCTATGTTGTGAATAGCCGTCTGCATATCCACTAATGTCTTCAATACAGACGAAATCGTATTCAGCGCCTGCGCCTTCTGATTCAAGGGAATCGACAGATCATAACTGCTATCGTGATAGAGCTTCTTAGCAGCATTCAACTGCCCCAACACCTCACTGGCAAGGTTCAAGTCCTCCGAAGTGATTGGTACATAGGCTGGGATGTATACCTCAGACTCTCCTGGCTTGTCCATTCCAAGGCTGGGACTATTTGCGAACTCACTCGGCATGGCTAGCCTCCATCTCTTTACGATAAGCAGCCACCACCCTCGCCATATTCCTGTAGCTGGTATTAGCAAGCTCGGCAGCTTGAGCTATAGATAGACTTCCTGCATAGACTCTAGCTGCCTGTTCTCTACGGAAAGCTTGCCGTGTTTCAAGGAATATCTTACGCTTCTGAACACGGTTACGTTGAACCTTGCTAGGCTCAATCTTACCGGGGAATATGGTAGAAAGATATGCTTCACGCACATTCAAGAGCTTAGCCAAGGCCCGAGTAGTGATTACTCGGTTGTAAAGCTCTAACTTTTGCCGCTCTGTGATACGACATACCAAGGTGTACCCCTTATGGGTAGGCTTCGGCCATGTATCAGGGTATGGAACCAAGGCGATAGGAGGTGCAGGGGTCGGGGAGATGATTTGAGGCATGATTTTGGCGCTTCTGAGGCTGATTCGGGCATTTATAACCGAAATCACACAAAAACACAGAGTTTTATGCAGGTTTAGTGCCAAAATAGGCCAAAAGTATTAGAAAAAGTTGCCAAAATGCAGCGCGGTGAAAATTTTTACCATGTGTACGGCATATAGAGAGGGTGTTATGAGGGATAAGGGGTGTATTCGGGTACTGTAAGAGAGGTATAGAGAGATGATTTTGTGATTATTTAGTAAGTCAGGATGGGCGGTTGGATTACTTTATAAGTGTAGAATGAGTAGGTTCTCTAGGCCTCTCTTAGAGAATCCTCTAAGATTCTCCGGTGAACCAGTGCCATAAGATGTAAAATGTCTTTGAAAAAGTTTACAAGATATGTGCGTGTTAGGGAGAGGGGTAGAGGCGCCGCGCTGGCGCCTAGCACGCCGGATGCCATACGTCAACTAGGGGTAACCCTAGTGTGGCGCATATACAACTGTGTTTACATACATGCCGCTAGAAGCCTCGTATAGCCCCATAGTGAGGCGCGCGCCTGCTCCCATGCTATACCCTTAAAAATAGTTATCCACCCTGAACATGCACTTATCCACAAACATACTCCCTAAAAATATAACCTATACTATACCCAGTATAGTATGATACCCTACCCAGTATAGTATGTTATCCCCAGGTATATACACAGGTTATACACAGGCTTATACACAGGCTTATACACAGCATAAACACAGCCTTATACACAGAGTTATGCACAGAGTCTTATATAAGACTAGGTATACCCTTACAATCTGGTCGGATATATATTTACAAGACGCATCCAATCCGTGATATACTGGCGCTGCCAATTCGGCATAACCCAACCTTAAAGGATTATCATGGCCTCCACTACCTTCGCCCCCGCTATCATCAACCACGACGCCAATACGGGCACACTGGTGCAACTGTCTGAAAAAAAGCAACGGACAGTTGCTAGCGTGGCTGACCTGCTCGCCTTGCCCGTTAAAGCGCGGCTCATGCTCGCGTCTGATACTGACGTGAAGCAATGTACCTACCGTGGTTTCGGCGCATATTTATCCGGGTTTGTGTCGGCACTGCCCAAAAAACAACATGATGACCTGCTGGCGCACTTGTCCACCGTGGCGCCCAGCGCCATTGTTGACGGTCAAAAACTGACTCTCGACCCGGTCAAATGGTTGCAAGGCGCAAGCAATGGCGCGGCCTATGCCGTAGCCCTATGGTGCGAATCTCGCACAAACAAGTCAGGTAATCCGGTGCCTGCTATGGTGGCGCGTGGTGTCACAATCCGCGCCGCATTGGTGGCCCGTGGTTTTGAGTTCCCCGAAGAAGCCACGCAAGGCGAAGCCA